AACTTGTGAAGTTGATCCGTATGTAGTTAATAAACCTTTAGTTATATTTGCCATGATTCTATTTATTATGAGTTAAAAGAACTTATCCAAACATTGCTTGTTCTTGTGTTTTGGCGATAAGTTAAAAATCCAGATTGTGTATTTGCGTAAGACCCTTCTATTATTATTCTCTCAGGACCAATAATTTCTGAGTTATATTCTATTGGTTGATCTACACCAACAATTTCTCTAAATTCAGTATTTGCAAAAGAAACACTATCAAATGTTCTCATAAAATCACTATGGTATGTAACGTTATTTCCTGTTACTATTGGCCAAGCACTTGTTAAACTATTAATATATATCGAAGATGAATTTGAAGTTACGGATGCAACAGCAACATTAGGAACAGTTACAATCCATTCATCTTTTAATGTTATAGTGTTTGATGTTACTCTAGTAATTTTAGAATGGAAAGAATAACCGCTTTGAATGTAAGCTGTAAAATATGTATTAGATTGAACATTTATAACATTTGCAATATTTGCACCACTTAAATTGGTGAATACTATAGTATTTGAACTATTTGCATCCAATTGTGCAACATAGTTATTGTTATTAATTAGTGTTCCTAATTTTCTAACTGTTGCTTTGTCACTTTCAACAAGTATATTATAACCATTTGAATTCTTTAAAATATTGTATGTTGCATAATTTAAACCAGAAGGATGCAAAAATTTTAAAACTTTTTCTTTATATTTTGCCAAAGCTTCTTCAACTTGTAACATATATGTGTATTCATTATAAACTGAATCTTGTAGTATTGAATAGCTTGATGGGTGACCATCTTGATTTGAATATAAACCTGTACCGAGAGTTATACCATTATTGAAGAGCGCTTCTGCTTGGGCCATTCCATTGCCGTAGAATTTTCTTCCGTTTGTATAAATGCCTGTTGTCGTATTAGCTAATGTTATGTTTGCAGAAATATTGGAACCTGCTCTTCTAATGTTTATAGAAGAATTTGCATTAAATAAACCACCATAATTATAAACTCTTAAATTGTATCGAGACAATAAAGAATTATTGTTTGCAGTTAATAATGTTAATGATTCAACATTTGCCGCAAAATTTGAATTTTCAAATGTTCCTTGATAAATTATGTCACCCCTTTTTGGTAAAAATGAAATATTTTCTACCAACATATCTTGTATCCTCAAAGATACATTTGGCGCAGTAACATAATTTAGTCCTTCTTCAGTTAATTCTACTGATAATACTTGACCATAAGGTGAACCATCAACTTTAAATTGAGCATCATTGCCAACCAAACCATTTAATGATAATATTGCACCTGATCCAGTATTGCTGGAAACTACAAGAGTGGGTAAAGCTCTTTCATATCCCATTCCACCTAAAGGATAAATTCTTTCACCTTCTGGATCATCAGAATAATCTATTTGAGTAATTGTTCCAGATTGTGTTGAAACTTGAGTTACGGTTGCGTAAGCACCAAAACCTGATCCACCAACAAACTCTATTTTGTCACCTAAATTATAATTAAAACCTCCATTAACAATGACTATTGGAGGTAAAACACCCATTGATGGTAGTGTAGCTCTTTGTTCTTGGTCTGTCGCATAAAATCCAACAGCGCTTGCAATAGTTGAACCATCATAACCAGTTCCTGGTGATGTTATGGTCGTTTCTGATATTCCAAAAGTTTTTAAAACCGGAAAAGTAAATGCTTCAACTAACCTTGTGTTTGCATTTGCATTGACTAAGTTTGCAAAACCATATTCACTATTGCCTATAGGATTTGCACCCCAACTAAATGTAGTATTTCCTAAAGCAATATTTGCCTTAGGCCCAATTGTATCTTTTGGCACATAATAAACATAATATGGCTCATTTGTAAATTTTGTAACTATATTTCTGGCACCAGACCCAACACCACTTGATGTTTTTAAATTAATTTCAGTAAAACTTCCTGGTCTGTATCCATGGCCTGCGTAAAGTGCAGTAGTACCTTTAATGCTCGCACTTGTTACCTGATCTATAAATCCGTTAGCGCCTACTGGTTCCTCAACATCTGGATCTAAACCACCATAAAATACTACAGGATCACCAACATTATAACCACTACCGCCTCTAACAATTTTAACGCCAGACAACAATCCAATAATTCTAGCTCTAGGATTTACACCATCTATTAAGAAATTTTCTCCATGTACATCAACAACCCTTACAAATTCTCCAGATTCAAAATTTCTCAATATGTTAGATAAAATAATTTTAATACTAGAATTGTCTTCTATAACATTTTGTATTGTTGCATAGGCTTTAGATTCTTCACCAAATATTTTGTATCCTGAACATTGTTTCCATTTCTTATCAGACGTTGCAAGTTTTAAAGACCTTGTTGAAATCCATTTACCATCGGATGCTTTAAGAATATAATCTTTTGTGTTAAAAATATTAACATCTGAATTGTAAAGAACTCTGAACAGAAATTTAAAAGAATTTGGAATACCTTTTGAACGATATAGTTCTTTTGCTATTTTAATTAATCTTCTTTCATCAACCAAAGCGTCTTTTGGGAAAAAAGACATAAATTCACTTCTAAAATATTCTAAAAAATCATTTAAAGTTGTATCAACGTCTGAATATTTTAGAATATTTTTTGAATCATAAACAACGCCTCTATTTTGTTCCATCCATTCATAATAAGACTTTAAGAACAAAATAAAATTAGAATAATCTTCACTACCACGAATAAATTCAGGCAGTTGTTGTGGTACTAAAATTGATGTTTTATTGTCTGACATTATTTTGCAGTAACATTAACTGTTATCGAATATGGATCTAATTCATCTAAAGTTATAATTCTATTAAATGTTGATGAAACAATTCTTTTTGATGGATAAGCATTTATTCTTACAAGTCCATCATTACTGCCTAAAGACGTAGGAGCAAAATTTTTCAGAACAACAATACCATTAGTGTAATCTATTGTTCCTGCATTACTTGTATCATCAGAAATAGTTAATATGTTTTTTATATTATCTTTGTAATAATATGTTTGCAGAGTTCCAGGATAATCTTCTGATTCTTCAAAAAACACATTTTCATAGAAAGTAACATTGCTGTCATATTGGGAGAAAGAAGGAGATATTCTCAAAGCTTTTTCTCCCAAACTTCTTTCTAAAACATTTCCAAATTTTACTGTGTAATCTAAACTATTATTGAATGTTGGTGTAATTCTTTTTTGTAAATATAAATCAAAATCTACTGCAATTAATGAAGAATTTAAAGATTTTATATAAGTGATCAAATCACTAAGAACAAAAACAGAATTAAAAGTATTTAAATATTGATTTGAAAAAGTTACAACACCATCTCTAACTAAAGTTTTAATTTGTGCAGAAGTTAAAGTTGTTTTTGATGGATCATAAAGAACATCTGATGTTAAAATTAAATAAACATAATCAACATCAACAATTTCTGGAGAAACCGTTACAATAGACACAGGTTTAATTACATCTTCAACCAATATTTGTTTTTGATAATCCGTTAAAACATATTCACCTACGGGCTTTACGGCAACAAATATTTTACCGTATTTTGGTGGGTCATTTTCTTCTCCGCCCCAAACAGAAACAGATTGTACTGGAATATTAAATTTATTTGTTTGTATAATTGTTATGTAATCATCTTTCGTTACTGCTCTACTTTGAGCAGCAAAGGCTTTTGGTGCTTGAAATCTAATTGAATCTAAAGTCTCTCTATTAGAACCAAAAGAAGCTTTTTGTAAAGGCGTTATTGTTGGATTGCCATAACCATTTACACTCTGTGTTATTGTAAAATTGTTTGCACCTCTAGATGAAACTCCTCTGGTTACAATGTAAGATATGTAAACAATATTTCCATTATCTAAAGTTTTACCTAATATACCGTCTCCAAACTGAATTTCGTATCTTCCATCAGTAGTTTCTTGTAAGAAATATACGGTACTTTCATCATTGATTGTTAAATAATTTGTTGCCAGAGTAAAAGTTTCTGTTGAATTATCTGCTACCGATTTCTGAACTATAACCGATATCGTTGAAGTGTCAACAGTAACTTCTGGTATTCTAAACATCAATTTTGGATTTTGAGTTTTATCAACAGTATATGTTATTCTAGTTGGTATACCTTGCTTCAATTCTATATTTGTAAAAGATGCAGAATTATTTGATGTATTTACAGTAGTGTCATCAACCGTTACAAAATTATAGTTAACACCATCTATCGCTTCAGATAGAAAGTTTGTAAATTTGGGTAGAGTTAAAGAATTTTCTGCAACATTATTAAAAGTTATATTTACCTTAGCTGTTGGTGCTGTATAAGATTGAGGTGTATAACCTAGGAGTTTTGCATGAGAAACTACTGATGACCTCTGTATAGCTGTATCCAAAAACATCTCATTTGCTACCATATTTAAATAGTAAGCATTATACTGTGTATTATAAGCAAGAAGGTCTATTAAAGTAGCTAAAGCCGAACCTTCATAATTATAATCATTCAGTATATTTTGTGATTTTAAATAGGTTTTTAGATTTTGTTTAATAGTATCAAAATCTAAATCAGTTATTCTTATTTCTGAATTAGCGCCAGCCATTTTATCTATTTCTTTCTAAAATAAGTTGCACATCTATTGGATCTGTTGAATTTTCCATATAAAAAGACAAACTCAAAGCATACGCATTATTATCTGGTTGTGGACTAACATCCAAACTTTTTATTATTGCTCTAGGCTCATATTTTTCTATCAAAGATCTACATTCTTTTTCTAAAGCTATACTAGTTAAAGGTGATATCAACTCAAATAAAAGAGCATCAAGGTTGGATCCTAAGTCAGGATTAAAAGGTCTTTCAAATTTTCTGGTTGATAATAGATTGCGAATCGATCTAAGAACAGCTTTTTCGTTGTAACTTAAAGCAATATCTTTGGTTACCGGTTTTTTGGTAAAGGTAAAATCTATATCTGAGTATATTTTCGTTGCCATATACTATTTATTACCCTATTCTGGTAAGTAATTTATCTGAACCGACATGATCCGTTAATAAAGATGACTCGGAACTACCTAAATTTCTAAAACGACCAACTTCTTGCAATTTTTCATTTGTTTGTTTTAATTTTGTAAAAAAATTAACATCGTGAGTTTGCCTTGTAGACATAAAACCGTTCAAATTTGTCATCAAAGTATTAAGAGTGGTTTTTATAGAAGATGAAAGGTTTGAACTTTTGGTTGTACTACCAAATTCATCTGTACTAATTGTTATAGAGTTTTGCACAATACTTGAATATGGAGCAAATATTGCCGCATTAGCTCCTACTTGTGGAGCAACCAAAACACTTGTAAAAGAACCCATTAAAACTGAAGTATTGGTTATATTATCTGTTTGATTTGTAACATAAACAATTTGTTTTGCATATGCTGTTGCATTATCATAATAAGGATTAACTGTATCTTCATAATTCCAAGGTGTTGCACCTGATATTCTATTAGTATGTGCTAAAAAACTTGTTGCGGTATTATACAAAGTATTTGAAGAACTTGCAATTGTTTCTAGTCCAGAACAACCGTTCGCCCAATAAAATATATTACTTGCTGTGGTTATTATTGTTGATGTATTTGTTGCACATGGGTTTTTAAAATAACCTCCAACATTATTATCTCTAACATCTTGAACCATCCACGAATCAAAAAATGGTGGAGTTTTTTCTAACATCTGCACAGTTTTTTCTGGATAATTTTGTATAGCTTTATTTGGATCATCAAAATTGTATCCTAGTGTAGCATATAGTCCTTCTGAATTATTAATTTTTGCCATAATTTAAACCATCGGTGGAATAGGTGGACTTGTTGGAAAACCTTTATTTCCAATATGAAAATGTACATCATGTAATGATACGTTTACCACATCTGTCATCCAAATCGCCATCATAACAGAAAATAGTCCTAATGGTGCAACCACACTACCTATTGGTGCAAAAATACTACCAATAACATGAATACAACCTGGAACGGCTACAGGTGTCGCTGGAGTTGGCCAACCTAATGACAAACCTCCAAATGAAGAACAGAAACCATATGGTCCTGCATATACGCCTAGGTTTGCGTTAACTCGACTTTCAGCCGTCAAAGAATCACAAACAATAGAACCGTTTACATACATATCAGAGTTTACATCAAGCGAAAAGGCACCTGATAATCTTACTGCACCACCAAAGTTTTCATTTGCTTTGAGTGCAATATCCATATCACCAAGAAATTCCATTTCACCTTTTGCTCTGAGATTATAATCACCTTGAACAATCATGTTATAATCACCGTCAACTCTAGTTGACATATCACCTTTTACGTGCATATTTGCATCGCCGTGTATTGTAATATTGCAAAAACCTTTGATTTCTACATTGTTTTTGCCTGCAATAATTTGGTAGTTATCACCATAAACTTTATATACTTGGTCACCATTGGTGTGCATCTCAATAAAGTTTTTTGATTTTCCATGTTGTAAACGAATACGCTCCCTAGATGGAGTATCATCCATTTCAAACTTATGACCAGATTCCGTTTGTGTTACACGGTTATATGGGTATAATGCAGGAAATTCTGGTGATTGCGATTCTGGCTCTTGCCATAAACTAGTATCCCTAGGTTCTTTGGGATTTTGTACATCATCAGCCATTATGGTCCTTTAACTTTTGTACTTCCATTATCACTTGATCCAGTCGTAAGACTGTTCGTAAGGTTTCGTTCAATCTCTTGCGGAGTAGGTATTGTTGTTCCAACTTTTTTCAATATGTCATCAGCGGCTTTAAGATCAGCTGCACTTGTTGGTGTAGTTAATCCTGTTGTTGCCATACCTGCAATTGCAACCGTGTTTGTAACAACTTGTTGGGTACCAACCAAAACTTGTTGAGCAGCAGTAAAAACTTCTCCAGCTGCACTTATTAAATCTCTATAACTTCCAGGTGGATCAGCAATACCAAACTGATCAAAAGCACCAGTAGCTGCGGATGCTTCTTCTGCGATAACTTCTGCAAAAACATCTGCAAATAGTGTTGCTATAGATTTTAATATTTGACCAATACAACCTTTAAACCATGCCAATACTCTAGCAGGTAAACTAAGAATCCATTGTAAAATGGCTTTTAATCTAATAATAACAGCAAGAACATATT